TTTTTTTGTTCTGATTTTTTAGATTCTTTTTCTTCTTCACTTTCTTCACCACTACCGTCATCATTGGAATTATATTCTTCTTCCTCCGATGAATCTTCAGAATCATCATAACCATAGTTGTCAAAATCTTCATCAGTATTTTCTGATTCCTCTTGTTCTTGTTCTTCTTGTGGATTATTCTTTTCTTCTTCTTCTTTTTGTTTCTGTTTTTCTTCTTTCTCTTGTTTTAGATAATCCATGACTTTAAGAGAAACGGTAATAACATCTGCAGGTGTTTCTGTTCTGTCAATTTCATTCAATAAAGCGTGTTCTGTATCGTTAACAAAATTAATTCCCGCACCAGCACCTGCTTTATAAAACATATTGACACGATCAATAAAGTTCATATCATTCAAATCAAGGCCTTTAATACCAAAGAAATCTCTTTCTACAAGTTCACGGTAACCTCTGACAAATGCCGAGCGCAAGCCTGGATATCTATTTTTTATTTTACGTTCAATACGAGCATCTTCAATAACATTGATAACAGACTTAGCAATATTACGCTCCATTGCTTCTATTAACAGATCAACTGGTGTTTCCAATGCGTGACCAACTTCATGACCAACAAGAAGATCAGAAAGATCGGCAGACATTTCAGAAAAAAGAGGAAGTGTCAAAATACGATTTTTGACATCAAAAGATGCTGTTTCGACATTACGATGTTCTACCGTAAGGTTTTCAGTTGCAAGTAATTTTGCAAGTAGGGATTTTGTTTCAACGAATGACATATGGATCTCCGATTAGTAGATATAATTATCTCATATTTTTGGATTAACGTCAATTACTATTTTCAATAATGTTGTATTTACGCAACACTTTATTATATTTCTTAATAAGAGTATTTAAATCATCGTAGTTTAATTTAAAATCATCTACCAATTCGTTTTTAGTAGATGATGCCATGTAAGCCTGAATTTCATCATTTGTTACATATTCACAATAACCAAGTTTTTTTAATTCTTTTACGAATTTATTAAATTCCTTTTTATTCTCTTTTAAAAATGATTCAGTTAACATATCCATTTCAGATTTATAGTCAGCATTCATATAATATAAAGCGTGGGCTATTTCATGTTCGATAACATCTTTATCTTTCTTCAATGCACCTATAATGTAATAATTATTTTTATCAATATTTGAAAAATTAATTATAGACCACAAATCACATTCATAGTCTGATAATGGTTTATCGCCTATAATTTCTTTCCATTTTTCAAATACATTACCAGGAATATTAAAACCAGCCCAAAAGTTAAAATAATCAATATAACCTTCGTCATCCATAATTATATCTACAAATTCATCAAATGAAAAATATTTACCATTTAATTCTTTTTTTGGTGATTCGTAAAATTCTTGAACACGACAAAATGTTAATGCTAAATGTTTTTGTTTATCAAATGATAATAAAAGGCAATTGGGAATTGGTTGTGATACTTTAAAGTGCATCATTTTCCTCTTTTCTTTTATAGTATTTGGCTAGGTCTTCTTTAAACAATCTATTAAATACCCAAAGACGGATTATTTCATTTAAATGTTTCCATTCATAGTTCATTTTTAGCCTTGTGTTTACTTTTGCGTGAATATTTAACCTCAATTTTATGAGGTTGTTTTGGTTTAATAGGAGTACGGCAATGTGGGCGAATCAACTTGATAACAAAACTTACTTTCTTCATCATAACACCTCATTTTTACGACCAAAGCCAGCTGGGTTCATACCTTCAGTGACATATATGTAATTGCCTTTGTGTAAAGGTGCAACACACATACCAAGATCATCAATCTTTTTACGTTCTTCAGAAGTCATCAAATGATATTCTTTCATAATACCTGATTTGGTCAATGCACCGTTAAAAGTGGTAACCAAAGAAGGATAGTTTGGTGTTTCACGACCAACAGGAACCCTTGGCATATGTTTAGACATTGGATTGTTGAATTTTTTTGGAATTGTAATGGATTTGATTGGCTTATGTGATGCTAACCACTCATCATGTTGTGCCTGTACGTTTTTTGGAACTTTACGTTTTTTTGAACTTGGTACTTTACAATATATCATATATCATCTCCAGTAAAGTAATATTATCTCACAAAACAAAAAACCTGTCAAGGACAGGCTTTTAAACTGTTGTTTTTACACAACACTAGTTTTCATTGTAATTTTCATCTTTACCATATTCATGATTTTCATGGTCCCATTGCATCAACTTTTTCTTGGCCTCTGGCATTTCACTTCTACGTCTCTTAGATTTAAGAAAATCTTTAGCGTAAATATAATCGTCTTTATAATCTTTATGTTTACGGAATTTACCTACGAACTTCGACACTTATTTAACTCCTATGGTAACATCTGTGGAAAGGCTTCTTTAACAAATTTATATGTTAAACCCTTTACACCTTGGTCTTTTTTAAATATACCCGAGATAACTTCAGCTTCACGTGGTTCCATTGATTCAAGAATTTGAATGAGTAATTCATTTCTTTTACGTGGTGTAAGTTTTTCTGCGGTTTGATCACCTTTAAGAAACATATAAAGTTTACGAATTTCTGTAGATAGTTGAGCGTGGGACATTCCTGCCAATGTATCTGGAACTTTATAGTTTTCAGGAATACCTGATTCTAACCACTGATAGTTGGGATGAAATGTTAGTTCCAATACTTTAACTAAGGTTGGTGATAGATTTTTTTCTATTACCAGTAGTTTTTCTTTCTTTGATGATACTGCCTCGAATTCATCAAACACTTCGTAAATATTTTTCATTAAAATTCCTCAATTACATCCATCAAATTTTTAAGTTTAAATTCTATAAAATAAGTCAACATTTTTTGTCTTGATGCTGGCTTAGTCTCATTAAACGTATTTATAATATTTTGTTTTATATCCTCAGGAATCAATGATAGATCAATTAAAACTTGATTACGGGAGAATCCAGTACGAGCCACATCATCTTCCCAGTTAGCGTAATCTTCATTCAAAAACTTTTCAAGAATACCTTTTGTCACTGAACGTTGTTTAATATCACGTACAAAGCAATCACCAGGAGATAATATATTAGGAATACCATCACCTTTGTCGCCACGAATAATCTTTTCTTTTAATTCAAGAAGTGGGTTTTCTGATTTAATATATTTCTTCAGAGAAGGATTATATTGTTTAACATTTGGATATTGTTGAAGTTGTAGGAAATCACCATCACTTGAGAGAATAATAATCTTTTCTTTACCTGAATATTCAGGAACAAGAGTACCAATTACATCATCGGCTTCAGCACCTTCTACATCAATAACTTTGTATGGAAAGTTTTCTTTTAACTCTTGTTTGAATTTTGATAACATATCAAAAATTAAATGCCAATCCAGATCAGATTTTTCTCTGGCTTTCTTACGACCTGCTTTGTAAAATGGAAAAAACTCTTTGCGCCAATACTTGCGGTTATCACAACATAATACAACATTGCCATATTCTTCTTTGAATTGTTTGACATTAAATCTAATTGTATTTAATACCATATGTCGTACCAAGTCCTCTTCTAACTTGATACTTTTTTTACTATTAATCTGAGCCATCAAGCCGCCCAGTAAAACTTGGTTAAGATCAATTAAAATCATGATACATCCAATCAATTTAGAACTTTTATTATATCAAATTTTCTGTAAGTTGTCAAACATATTTTCAATAAATGTACAAGAAGTTGTTGTTTTTTTGCACACAACACCATACCAGTCCATTTTTATCATGTTAGAGATATATTCATAAGGAGAACCAAGTATACCCTCAAATAAATCCAATCCATATACAAAACCTTCTTCATCTTCTTTAAAAATTAAAATATGGTACGTATCACCTAAACCAAATTTTGAAGAATCCAACTTTTCACCAAATTCTCTATAATTAGAAACTTCTATAATAACTTGATCATTTTCACCTGGTAGAAATAAAATGGCATCACAATTCTTCTTCTGTATCTCTTTGAGAAATTCTATCATTATAATCCTTAATATGTGATTTTCTCACACGTACCATAATCCATACATTATAATAATTATCACTTTCCATAACACCACGGATAAACTGTTCCTTGGCTTCTAGATATCCACATTCACCCTTTGATATACATAAGTGTATTATTTCTCTAGTAAAGTTTTCTTTACCAAAATCAATTACATCTTTTTTTAAAACTTCATTTGAACCGTAATACTTTTGCCAATCACTTGGTAATTTCATACGTTTCTTTTTACCTTTAACAATTTTACTTCTTAGTGAATAGAAAAACTTCTTACCTATGTACATTCGTTTATTAATGTTATTTGTAATAATATAAACAAATCCATAGTATTCACCAATATCATTCTCAGTAAATTCTTTATCTTGGTATATCCAGTTTAGTCCCATTCTTCTTCATCAATAGAGTCATCATCTTCTATATAGCCTTCAGATAACTCATCGATGGTTTCGCCGCAGAATGGACAGTGTTCAGGATATTGTTCTGATACTAATTCTTCTACATATTCAACATTATATGATGATTCACAATTACTACACTCGCCAGAAACTGTTTTGTCTGTCATTTTTTATTCCTTTTTATTGTGCCCACACATCACCCCAATTACCGGTATGAGATCCTTTAGCATAATCTGTCGATCTATTTTCAAAAAAGTTAGTGTGAGTTGGTGCGTTGATCATTTCCTCAACCCAAGGCAGAGGATTACGTTTTACTTTAAATATACCTTTAAGACCTAATGAAATAAGTCTACGGTCTGCTATATAACGAATATATTTCTTAACATCTTGCGATGTAAGGTCTTCCATCTCACCTAGTCTGAAAGCTAAATCAATAAATTTATCTTCCAGTTCTACCATCTTTTCAGCAATAGAATATATTTTGGCTTTTAATTCATCGTTCCAAATTTCTCTATTTTCTTCTATATATGTTCTGAATAATTTAATCATACCTTCACAATGTTGCGTTTCATCGACAATTGACCAAGTAACGATCTGTCCCATACCTATCATCTTACCATGTCGTGGAAAATTCAATAACATGATAAACGATGAAAATAATTGCATACCTTCAGTGAATGCTGAGAAAACAGCAATATGGGTCGCAGTATTTTCTTTAGTACTATTTTGTTGTGAAATATCCAAAACATAATCATGTTTCTCTTTCATTTCAGCATACTCTAGGAACTCATTATAAGTGGTCTCAGGCAGTCCTAATGTTTCGATAAGGTGTGAGTAAGCAGCAACGTGAAGCGCTTCTCTGGCAGCGAATCCAAGAAGCATCATACGCACTTCTGGTTGTGGGAAGTATGGTAGATAATTCTTAACATATCCGCCAGCCACATCAATATCACCTTGTGTGAAGAATCGAAAGATGTGTGTTAGGAATTGTTTTTCTTCCTTTGTGAGTTTTTTCTTCCAATCTTTTACATCTTCCAACATTGCGACTTCTGTATGAAGCCAATGCGATTGTTCGTGGGCAAGCCACGCATTGTAAGCCCATGGGTAGGAAAACGGGCGAAAGTAATTACGCTCGTCTGTTAATTTTAAATCTTTAAATGCTTTCTTTACCATATATTTTACCTTTTTTATTTGTTCCAGTTCCACCTTGATATCCGTCCATTTTACCAGGAACCCACCCTTCAGGTTCTGTTCCTTCTATAAAATATGCATGACGAATACTGTTATTGTATATTTTCTTACCTCTAGTATTTTTTCCATTAATATTTTTAGACCC